GAACAGTTTATCACAGCCCGGCGGCATGTCCATTGACCGGAAGCCGCAGAATCCCATCCAAAAGGCGCGGATCCGTCGCGGTCTGACGCAGGAGGGTCTGGCGGAGCGTACCGGTTATTCTGCCGACAGCATCCGGGCCTGGGAATCCGGCGTGAGGATGCCATCGCTGGAGGCCCTGGAGATCCTGCAGCGTGAGCTGAGGGCGCCGTGGCTGACCGGCAGATTCCTCCGCATACAAACGGAGGCGCTGGCGCCGATTCTGCCCAACTTCGAGGTGGACAGGCCCCTGGCCGAGGCGGCAGCGCGGTATATCAGCTGCATTCTGGCCTGGACGGACGGGCGCTTTGACCGGCACCTGCTGGCCATGATTGCCGACGGCCGGATCGACGAAACGGAAAAGGCCGACTACAGCGCCATTATGGAAATGGCGGAGCAGACGACCAAGGCGTACCTGGAATTGAAATTTGCGGACACCAGAAAGGAGCCAAGAGGATGACAAGGAAAACGCTGCAGGATCTGATCGACAGCGAGAAGGACTTCTTCGTGGCCGAAGATGTCGCCGGTGTGCTGGGGTGCGATGCCCACACGCTGCGCCTGACGGCCCGCCAGCGTCCGGAGCTGCTTCAGTTCCCCACGATCTGCATGGGAAACCGGGTGAAGATCCCCAGGATCCCCTTCCTCCGCACCATGGGCGTTGCGGTATGAGGAGGTGAGACGGATGGAAATGGTAATGATCATCATCGGCGCCGCCGCGTTGGCCGGCTGGACGACGCAGCTGATCACGGCGATCGACACGCCGAAGACAAAAAGAGAGCCCCAGAGCAGCGGGAACTACTCCAGGGCTCGGTGTGGTCGGTAAACCACTAGGACATGTGTATTATACCATACCACTAGGATTTTTGCAAGCGAGGAGGAAAGAAATTGGGCGACAAATTAAAGCTGGTTCGAAAGTCGGGCTTTACGACGCTGCCAAACGCGGTCGTCCGGGATCCTCGCCTCAACTTCCAGGCCAAGGGCCTGTTTTGGCTCATGTTCTCCCTGCCAGACGACTGGGAGTTCTCCATCGGCGGCCTGGTCGCCGTGGCCGGAGGAGGCAGAGGGAACGGCAAGGACGCTGTGAGAGCGTCGCTGAATATGCTGGAAGATGCTGGGTATCTCTTGCGGGAGCAGCGGCATGATGGGGCCGGAAAATTTACGGGCAATACCTTCGTCCTCTACGACGAGAGCCTTATTCCGATGCAGGGCGAAGCGGGGGAAAAACCACCGTTGTCGGGTTTTCCGTCAACGGTTTTCCCGTCAACGGAAAAACCGTCGTCGGTTTTTCCGACGGTACTAAATAAAGATATACAAAGTAATACCCCCCATAATCCCCCCAAGGGGGGACGGCGTGCGCGATCCCCCGAGTGGAAGGAAGCGCCAGACTGGAAGCCGGAGCGATTCGCACGGTTCTGGTCATTCTATCCACGGGAGGGGCGCAAGGATAAACAGAAGGCTATCCGGGCATGGGACAAGCTCAAGCCGGACGATGCCACGCTGAAACTCATGGCGGACGCCCTCATCAAGCTGAAGGAGTCGGACGAATGGCAGCGCGGCATCGGGATCCCGTATGTCAGCACGTTCCTCAACGGCCATCGGTGGCTGGACGCGGAGTCGCTGGATGTGCCGCCCGATGATCTGGAGGTTGAGGAGGTGGCCGTTGGATGGAGATAACCAATGACCGCCGCCTGGACGCCGAGCAGGCCGTCCTGGGATCGCTTCTGATCGACGAGAGCGTGGTGGGTAGGGTCCTGTCCACCGTGGATCCCCGGGACTTCCTGAGCGAGAATAACCGGCTGATCTATCAAGCAGCCCGAGACCTGTTCCGCGCCGGCGAGCCGGTTGACCCGGTTACCATCCGCGGCCGGCTGGGTCAGGACTTTACCGACTACCTGATGCAGTTGATCCAGATCACCGTCACCAGCGCCAACTGGCGGGTCTACGCGAAGATGATGCACGAGGAGGCCACGCTGGCTCGGATCCGGGACGCCGCGCAGGATCTCACCACGGCCGTCAACCTGGACGAAGCCAGGCCGCTGGTGGCATCGATGACGCAGTATCTCAGCGAGAGCCAGCAGGTGGAGACCTGGAGTATGACCGATATCCTGACGCATTTCCGGGAGGCCCAATCCTCGACGGAGACGGTCAAATATGTCACCTACGGCATCAAGGAGCTGGACGAAGGCACCTACACGGAGCCCGGTGACGTGGTGATTATCGGTGGCTATCCCTCCGACGGCAAGACAGCTCTGTCGCTCATGTGGGCCTATCACATGGCGAAGGATTACCGGGTCGGTTACATATCCATGGAGACCAGCAAGCCGAAAATCGGTGACCGTATGGTGACCCAGGCGATGCAGATCAGCTTCGACACGATCAAGCGCCGGACAATGGGGGAGGGGGACTGGGCCAATCTGGCCACAAAGTCCTCGGACTTCACCGACCGGAATCTCCACGTCGTCTCCGTCTCCGGCTGGACCGTGACAGACATCTCCGCCTATTGCCAGGCCATGGGCTTTGATATCGTGATCCTGGACTACGTGCAGCTGGTGCAGCCGGATCCCGGCCGGAGGTACGGCACGGATGCTGCCGCTATGGCTGCCGTGTCACGAGACCTGCACCGCTTTGCTCAGAGCACCGGTACCCTGGTAATCGAGCTGGCCCAGCTGAGCCGTCCTCCAAAACAGGTCGGCTGGCGGGAGCCTGATATGCACGACCTCAAGGAGACAGGCCAGTTTGAGCAGGACGCCGATACGATCTTCCTACTCTACCAGCCCAAAGAGGGCACCAAGACGAAAGACGGCCGGACCCTGGACCCCGACACATCCCGCCTCATCAAGATTGCCAAGAACAAAGAGGGTCGCCGTGGCAAATGGCCGCTGCACTTCGACGGCCAGCATCAGACCTTCAGCGTGATGGTGGACGATCAGGGCCGCGTAGTAATGCTGCAGCTGGTGAACAAAGGCAAAAAAGCCAAGGTAAAGCGCGGCACTCAGATCCCCGGACAGACAGATCTCGCAGAGGTCGACGAGGACGAGGAGATGCCATTTTAACACAAGAGGAGGCAGCGATATGACAGACCGACAGATCCAGCTTCTGCACAGCGAGGTGCAGCGGCACGTGTCCCTGGCAATGGCCAGCCGGGAGCCGGCGATCCACCGCGGACACATGGAGGTGGCCGAGGCCCTGTCCGCTGCCATCCAGGAGCACACAGAAGAAACGAAGGAGGAGTCTTTATGCGAACACCATATTTCCCCGCTGTCGGCGAGACGCCGAATTGCGACGTCTGTGAGCGGGAAGGCTGCCACAGCCGAGGGAAGTTTCAGAGGGATTATCGGACGTTTTCTTACACATCTGGGCGCTGCCCGCGTCTCCCGGACATTCATGACCGAATGGAGCCGGAAGATGCTGCATTGTGGGCGTCGCTTCATACGGAGGAGGTAGATCATGCGTGAGAAAATCATCAATCCCCCGGCGCCTGTCGCGCTGGGTGACCCGTACAAGTTCCATCCGTCGGCCTTCACCAACGAGTCCCCTGGTGGAATCCGCCAGAAGGCCGGCAAGGTGAAAGGCGAGGTCAAGTTCATCCATGCCACGCACCGTTTCTTCACCGTCGAGTACGAGGTGGACGGCAAGCGACTGCGTGAATCATTCAAATTCTGACAAAACGGAGGTAAACCATGAGGACAACTGTAATTGTAAACAACAAGGGCGGCGTCGGGAAAACCGTCACGAGCATCAATATGGCGGCGATCCTCGCCACCGACCACAAAAAGCGGGTGCTTCTGATCGATGCCGATAGCCAGCACAACGCCACGAGTTTCTTTGGCGCCGATCAGGACGCAGGCAACCTGTCGGACTATCTGATGAGCCGAAATGAGCCGTATTACCCCAGCATGATTCAGTCCACGGATATTCCGGGACTGGATATCCTGGCAGGAAACGATGGCCTGATGGCGCTGGACATCTCCGCCATCAACGGCGGCCACGTCAACAAAATGGCGCTGGTGGGTCTCTTTGCCGCCATCGCTGAGGACGACGCCTACGATCACATCATCGTGGACTGTCCGCCCGCGTTTAATGCGGCCTCCACGGCGGCTCTGGCGGCATGCGACGAGGCTGTCATTCCCACCAAGCTGGACGCTTTCTCCATGGAGGGTATGGCCAACGTTCTGTATCAGATTCACACGATGCATCAAGTCAACCCACGACTGCGGGTTGTTGGCTGTCTCATCACCATGTGGAACAAAACACAGAAGGAATACGAAGCTCAGCTGCGCAAGTTCAATGACCGGATGCTACCGGTTTACAAGCAGATGATTCGCAACAGTGAAAAAGTGGACGGCATGACCCACAGTGGAGATCCCCTGACGATCTACAGCCCCCACAGCTCGGCCGGCGTGGACTATCGCCGCTGGGTGCGGGAGTACCTGGGAGAGGAGGACGGCAAAAATGGGTAAGGGATTTAATCTTGCAGACACGTTTGGCGCGGCCCTGCAAAATGTGCCCAATTCGGGCACAGCACAGATAACGCCGATTGATATTGACCTTCTGTATGCAGATCCCAAAAACTTCTATCGTATCGATCCCGATGATGTCAGCAGGCTAGCCGATTCAATTTCCGATGTCGGTGTCCGTCAGCCGCTGGATGTGCGGCCACATCCGGATCTGCCGGGCAGCTATATGGTCATCAGCGGCCATCGGCGCCGCCAGGCAATCCTCCAGCTGGTTGCAGATGGACGAGAGGATCTGCGAATGGTGCCGTGCGTTGTTGATACGACTGAGGGTACGCCAGAGGTGTGGGAGTATAAGCTGATCCTCGGCAATGCGGAGACCCGCAAGCTGTCTGACGCAGAGTTGGCCGAGCAGGCGGCACACTTGACAGACGTGCTCTACGCCCTAAAGCAGCAAGGCTATTCTTTCTCCGGTCGCATGCGTGACATCGTGGCGGAAGCCTGCCAGGTCAGCAAGTCCAAGCTGGCCCGGCTCAAGGTTATCCAGGAGAGACTCTACGACCCCATCAGACGGGGTTGGGAGGCGGGTATCCTCTCTGAGGCATCCGCCTATCTCCTTGCCCAGCAGGATCCAAAAATCCAGGAAACGGTACACCGGAAGTATAGCTCGACCGCATGGGATATGACAACGGAAGACCTCCAGAAGGTCATTGACCGGTGTAAGTCCGACGCCTTGGATAAGTCTATTGACAAGCTGGATGAGATCATTCGGAAGAAAAAACAGCCAGAACGGTCTCCTGTGGATGCCGGCAAGGACTATGTAGAGCAGCTCAGAAAAGAAGATGAGAGATTTTTCAACCAGCTCCGCAAGGTGGCGTCCAGTTTTATCTGCGGGCTGGTGCGAGATCTCCCCACTACCAGACGCGACAGCATTGACCGCCTGCGCATTGCGAATCGTTCTCGTGGCTTTGCTGGCGGGGGATGCGACGGCGACGGTTCCAACAAGGGCCTCACGCTGGATTCCCTTGGCAAGCACCCCATCACTCGGTCTTGGACCGACGTGTGGGACATGCTGGCTCTGATTGCTCTCCACGATTATACTCAGAATCGTGAGGCAAAGGCGCAGAACCTACGGGAGCGGGACAATCTGAATGATTTGCGGGCGAGGCTGGAGTCTGCGCCCATGGTCAGATGGAATCATAGGCAGGTCAAGCCGCCTGAGAACGCGACGCTCCTCACGAGCTACTTTACCAGCGCAGGCAGCATAGTCTACCGCGTCGCCGTTTGGACCGGTAAACGCTGGGTAGACCCTGCAAATCAAAAAAAGGAGCTGACAGGGCTCCAGGTCGATAGATGGATGCGGATTCCGGTGTTCGGACAGGTGTTCGTGGAGGATTCAACGCCTGCTGCGGTGCCGGCTGCGGCTGCTTCGCTGTCCGGCTGGTGCCCTGCAGATACACCGCCTACACATCCCTGTGACTGCGTGGTAGAATTCGACCTGGGAGACGGGCATCTGGATAAGATTCTTTGCCGATGGGACGGCGATACATATTGTTGGCGCAACGACAGCCACCGTGTTGATATGCAGCCGGTCAAGTGGATCGAGTTGCCGGAGGATGCGGAAGGAGGCTCGTGATGGCTGAAAAAGAGTATATTGAGCGAGAAGCGGCAATCTTTGAATTTGAAACGAACGGAAGCAACTTTGTTTACGGGAAAAAGGCGTGTAATGCTATTATTAGCAGGTTGAAAACCATCCCCGCTGCCGATGTGGTGGAGGTGGTTCACGCACATTGGGTAAAGCCGACAAAGATTGGTTGGCGCAGTGTTGATGTTCCGCATTGTTCTCATTGCAAAGAAATTCCTTGCGGCGTAGACATGAACACGCACTATTGCCCCAACTGCGGCGCAAAGATGGACGGAGGTGCTGACAAGTGATTATCTGTGGTTTTCCGGGAACTGGCAAATCCACAATGGCAAGGTTTTCTCGCTGGGTGGATTTGGAGAGTACGCCGTTTAGCCGTCGTGGTCAATGGTTACTTTACGCAGAAGTGGCAAAGCATATGAGCGACAACGGCTATACTGTTATGGTGTCAACACACAAGGAAATGCTTGATGCACTTGAACAAATTGAAGCACCATATACCGTTGTGATACCACATCGCATGGATTATGAAATCTACTGTGATCGGTACGAATTGCGTGGGAACACACCTGAGTTCATTTCTAAAGTGTCAGAAAATTGGGAGGACTGGATTTCCAATATTATCAATGCACCATCTTTTTTGAAAACTGTTGTGATTTTGCCAAAAGGCGGGTGTATACAAGCGTGGGCAAAAGAAATGGACGGAGGTGCGAACGATGGTTGACTGCGCAAACTGCATTGAGAAGTGCCCACAGGCCGCGGCGGCAAATGAGATTGCAAAGGGAAGAATGTTCGCCGAGCGTGAGTTCATTAATCTTATAAATAAAATCGAAAACGGAACGTTGGTAGAAGTGGTGCGGTGTAAAGATTGTAAGCACTGGTCAAGAATGTGCGGCGAGTCATACCTCGGAGAGCCGGGGCTGGGCAAATGCCGAAATGCGCGGTTCTTCGCCTTTGATTACGGATTTGAAACGGAGGACAACTTCACCTGTGCAGACGGTGAGCGCAAAAAGGAGGGGACGAGTGATGGAGAGACTGACAGAGAGAGATTACAATGTGTCTGATGGTGGCGCTTACCTCAAATGCAGCGAGGGGTGTGCCGTACCGTGGTGTGACGGCTGCAGCAACTTTGAACGGTTGGTAGACCGCCTCGCCGCCTACGAGGACACGGGGCTGGAGCCGAGCGAAGTAAAAGCTAAATGCGCATGGGCTGACAAGATGTGTAAAACGCTTTCCGACATTTTTGGAGATTCCGGCGTATTTGATTTCTCGCATTTTAAGGAGCTGTCAAAAGCTGAATCCGAAGGTCGCTTGCTAGTGCTGCCGTGCAATGTGGGGGATACGGTGTATCTCCCCACCAAGAACGACTGGGGAGATCTCCTTAGCTTTGAGGTCATCGAAATCGGCGTGGATCGGGATGGCCCGTTCTTTGTCATCGATGATGAGGAGCACGATCACATCCCGATGAGTGATATTGGGGCTGACGTCTTCCTGAGCCGTGAGGAGGCCGAGGAGGCACTGGCAAAGGAGGCAACATGATGAATCAAAAACCAGAAGTTATTCGCGGCACCATCAATGGAAAAGCAAAGTATTGCAGGATCCCGGTTCGTAGTAAATTATACGAAACCATGCAGGGCAGCGGCGAACTGACTGCCGAGAATATCCTGTCTATGCCCCGTGAAAAGGCTGTAATGGTGATAGATGCTATTATGTCCGATTGGTTTTATTGGATGAAGCGCGCGGGCGAATATTTTGTGCAACTTTCGCCGGAGCCGCCCGTAAAGGAGGATGCCGATGCGCTGTAAGTGGTGTGATGACTTTAGTGGCGTATGTACGAACGGAGATTGTCCCGTCTGTGCCGACTGCTGCCCCTGTTTTTACTACCCGGAGATCTGCAAGTATGCGGAGGAAAAGGAGGCCGACAATAGCGAACATAAGGAGGAGACACCGTGAAGATCAAGATTTATCAGATCAATATGGACCGCGACACGAACGGAATCTGCTTCATGTCCTGGGAGTATCTGCAGAAGCAGGGACTTGTCAGCCGGGACGCAGATGGGCTCCGCGGCGTCATTGGCAAGGAGATCTACGACATGGTGTATGAGGTAGAGTCTGACACCGACGATCTGGAGCGGATCTATACACGTTTCAATACGAGACTCCCGGAGGACTTCCGTGGCCGCTCCCTCAGCTGTTCCGATATTGTGGAGACGCCGGCCGGCCTGTACTTTTGCGATTCCGTCGGCTGGGTGCCGGTCCGCTGGGGGTGAGTTAAGTGTGGGAGAGGCTCTTTGCGGAAGACTGGAGCAACACCGCCTGTGAGGGCTATATGCTGATGGCCATGGATGCGGCGGGAGTCGACCAGGAGACGCAGATGAAGGTAGTGGGACAGCTCCACGCCATCTTCGACCAGTATTCACTGGATGATGCGGAGGACTACTATCGGAAGGTGGTGTGTTTCTAGGTGAGCAAAGCAGTAATGCAGGCCATCCGGCCGGAGTGGTGCGAGAAGATCATCCGAGGAGAAAAGACCATTGATGCGCGGAAGACCCACCCGGATCAGGAAACGCCATTCAAGGTTTACATCTATTGCACCATTGGGAAGAAAACACTGTATCGCAGTAGCCATGACGGCGCGATCCGCCTATATCACAAGGCGGCGCCGACGGCATTTGCGCATCACCAGGTTCTGAACGGCAAGGTGATCGGTGAGTATGTATGCGACAAGCTGGTCTGGGTAGTATCACATCCGAGCATTTTCGCCGGGCACACACTTTTATTTGCGAAGCCTATAAAATACGCTTGTCTGACGAACGAGGAGGCAGAACATTATTCCGGCGGCAAAGATGTGTACGGCTGGCACATCTCCCAGCTGAAGATCTATGACCAGCCGAAGGATCTTGTGGCGTTCTGCAAGCCGTGTGAACGTCAGCGGGGATCTGATTGTAGGTATTGCAAAAGACACAGTGGAAACAAGCCGATACTGCGCCCGCCACAGTCTTGGTGCTATGTGGAGGAGGTGTAGGATGGATGACCTGAGGCAGGGCTGGCTATCTCCCACGGGTGAATTCCGGGAGTGTTCGTCTTATGATCACGTGTCCACGGCCCGCGAGATTGCAGAAATTCTCCACCTATCAGATATTGATGTCAAAACCGGCCGGCAGATATCTGCCGACGATGCTTTGATGAAATGCGGATGGGCGTATGTAGGGATATCTTCTTTTGGGCGTCATGAATGGCGCATTGGATGGGACAGAAATCTTACTCCGGAGCAGGTCCGCTTTTTGCGCCCGTACTTTGAAGGGGCATGTTTGCCCGTAAATGAGTATTCTTTGATGCGATGGAGGGATGAGTTGGGTGGCTGAGATCATTGATATCACCCAGTATTTCCGGACGTGCGCCAACTGCGTCTTCTATAAGCACGGTCCAGATCGTGCGTGTGGTCATCCGGGCGGGTGGACAGTGAAAATCAAAAATATGTACTCCATAGAGTGCAATGAGTTCGTAAATAAGAATAAGGCCCTGCCCGGCAGCACCGGGCAGGGCAAAGGATATGGTAGTCAGTCCAACAGAAAACGACTATAAAAAAATCCTCTCATGGATAGCCCAAAGAACGTCCTGATTGAAACTTGAACAGTAGTTTTCTTTGACTTCAATGACAAGCAAGTCGTCATCAGCATCCATTTGCATCTGGATTTTTCCATAGATAGCTTCTTTCGTCAGCCCATTAGTGCGAACCAACCAGACAGATCCGCCGCAATGACAGCAGTTGCCGCCCGAAAGATCCATAATGGTTTTGATCACGCCATAATAGTTTTGTTCGGGCTTGCAAAGATCGTATGCAATCAACCAAGCCATCGCCCTCACCTCCTTTCTACGAGATTGTACCAAACTATTTGTGAGAAATGGGGGCCACTGCATGGCCGTGACACACGAAGCCCGGTACACCTCGGATTTCTGCAATTATTCCGAAGGATATGGAGTAGGCGCAGAAAGTCCACACAGCACGGAATAAGCCGTTGCAGTATAGTCATTCTACATCAAATGAATCGTCGTTCTCCACACCCCCACCTGATGCAGGTTTTTGATTGCAGCATAATCATTCTACATCACCGGAGACGACGCTCTCCACACCCCACCACAACATTTTCATAAACGAGTGACGCATGCCCCTGTGGCTCCTGTCCAATCTGAGGAGGACAGGAGCCATGGGCATATGCAGCAAAAGAAAGATGAAAACCGTCCGCGCCGGCCGGCAGGTCCGGCAGATCATCTATCCGATAATCTATGCGGCGGATCCTCCGGCAACACGAGGTGCCAAGCGCAAGGCCAGCACAGCGGCGCAGGCCCTGCTGAATCGGCGCCATTCCTTCGAGAAGGCGCAGGATCTGATCGCGGAGAACTTCGACGTAGGGGACATCCTCTTAACGCTGACTTATGATGATGCACACTACCCAGCCGGCCGAAAGGCAGCGGAGGGCCGAGCAAAACAGTTCATTGCAAAAGTGCGGAAGCTATGGCGGGCCAGAAAGTGGGGAGACCCCGTTATCTTCTGGGTGACAGAGGAGAAGCACGGCGACGGCCGGCTGCATCATCATCTGATCGTCAAGGCGCCGCCTGCAAAGTGCTACGCTATGCTTCGCAGCTGCTGGCGCTGGGGATCCGTAACAGATATGAAGAAATTCCGAGTGGACAAGGAAAAGAACTTTGAGTCCATTGCGCGATACCTCTGCAAAGAGGCGCCGGAGTTGGGCAAGCATCAATGGCACATTACCCGCAGCGCCAGCCGTCCGGACGTGGACGTCCGCTGGGTGGATGGTGACGCTATGATCAAGCCGCCGAAGGGGTCCATGGTTCTGGCGAGCGCTTCGGTACATGACTATCAATTCGGCGCGGGATATCAGTACGCCACATATATTCTTCCGTTGACCAAGAGGAAACGGACAAGGAAGCAGTAATCTTTTTATATTTTTCTGTCTTGATAATAATAGTATTTTTAGGGGTTAGGATGGTGAAAAGTGTTGCAAACAACTCAAAATCATGGTAAACTGTTAACTGTAAGGGACGGATATCTTGTCTGCCCGGTGTGCAGGCAGAACAAGAAACTCCTCCCGGTCCTGCCGACAACTTCCGGCAGGAACATCGTGTGCTACTGCACCAAGTGCAAGCACCGAACGATCGTGAATATCGACAGTGGCCTGTGCTTTGAGAGCCCGTGCCTGTGATCAACGCAAGAAGCGTGAGATTGCAGGTACGGGCTCTTTTCGTTTTGCCGGAGGTGGCAGATCATGCAATTCGATTACAGCAGCAAGAACAGGCGCTGGCAGGCACTGCGTCTTCGGATTCTCCGGCGTGATCGTTACCTGTGCTGTGAGTGCAGGCGCTACGGCCGGGTGACGGACGCCAACACGGCACATCACATCTGGCCGGTGGAGGACTTCCCGGAGTATGCCTTCGCGTCCTGGAACTTGGTCAGCCTGTGCCAGGGCTGCCATGACGCCATGCACGACCGGATCACTCGGAAACTGACGCCGCAGGGCGAGAGGTGGCGCAGAAGTACCCCCCCTCCCTCGACGGGGTGATTTTGCTCCTCAAGGGACCGGCGGGGGAACCTTACGCACACACGGCGGAAAAATTTCGGGAGAAAATTGACCGCCAGGACAAGTTATAACCGCGCGGGCGGTAAATGGTACGCCGGCGCAGGCGCGGGCCGCGGACGCGAAACGCGAACATTGACCGCGAACATTCAGCAGCTTTATTTACCGTGCCGGCTTTGGGCCGGGTGGTGAGATCATCCATACTCATGTCCTCCTTTCAGCTGGATTCGGTGCACGCAAGGCACCCCATCCGGCCGAGAGCCGGCACGGATCAGCGCGGTGCCCAATTCGGGCACAGGAGGGTGTCATGACCAGGGAACAGCAATACAAGACCCAGATGCAGGCGCTGGGGATTTATGACCCTGCGTTTGATCCTGCGATCCATACCCTGGCGATTATGGAGCGTGAGCTGCAGCGCACGATGAAGGCTTGGAAGGAAACTGCACCGGATAAGAAAAGCGCTCCTTCTGTGGAGCATGATCTGTACGCCGTGATTCAGTCTCAGCGCAAGGATATCCTGGCGCACCGGGATGCTCTGGGGCTGACGCCCAAGGCCCTGCGCCGCCTGCAGGCAAAGGGGAGCGCCGGCCCTGCCGGTGATCCTGTCACGGACGGTATCGGAGCCAAACTGGACGCCCTCGCAAGGCGGTGTGGTCTGTGATTCCGTACAGCGTCTACAACGCGCCTCACTTGAGGATCGCGCTGGACTACGCTCAGGCCGTCGCCTCGGACGAAACCACATGCGAGCTGACACGGCTGTGCTGCCGGCGCTTTCTCAACGACATAGAGGATCCCCGCTGGGACTTCCGTCCAGGCCTGGCGGAGTTCTGCATCGAGATCATGACGGGCCTGTTCTGCTTCATGCAGGGCGAGCGCCTGGACGGCACGCCTCTCCGGGGGTGCCCCCTGGAGCTGATGCCGTGGCACACTTTTGTGACCTACAACGTGTGCGGTTTCTTTCTTCCTGGTACGGAGATCCGGCGTTTTACCGAGGCCGATATCTTCGCCCCGCGAAAGACGGTCAAGACCACCTTTGCCGAGGCTCTGCAGACGGCCCTGGTTATGTACTACCGGCGCTCCGGCGCCAAGGCCAAAACGGTGGCCGGATCCCTGAAACAGGGTATGGAAGGATTTGACTGGCTGGTCTATAACTTCAAGCTCCTGGGCCTGGTGGCAGACAACAACCCGCCCGGCAAGCTACGGCTACTAAACAGCAGCCTGGGCCACAGCATCGAGGGCCCCTTCTGGGGCGGCTACATCGATCTGGAAACCCTGGCTTTTAAACCAGAGCTGTTCGACGCCTTCAATGCCGCGTTCGTCCACCTGGATGAGCTGGAGTTATACAAGGATGCCCGGCCTTACACCAGACTGCGCGACTCCATGAAGGCCTACACCAACAAGCTTCTCTCCTGCACTTTCACAGCCGGTGACGACGGCACCGGATTCGCCGCCCAGCACCGGGACTACATGGAGAAGATCCTCCGCGGCACCGTCACCGGCCTGGACGCCGACCGGACCTTCGTGTTTATGGCCGAGGCGCCAAGAGGGGAGGACGGCGAGGTGGACTATACCAATCCGGAGGTCCACCGTGCGGCAAACCCCGCCTACGGCATCACGATCCGTCCGGACGACATGTTGGCGGCAGCCCTCCAGGCGGAGCACAATCCGACGCTCCGCAAGGAGTTCTTCACCCGCTCGCTTAACCTGTTTGTCTCCAGCTTCAGGGCCTGGTTTGACGTGGAGGAGTTCCGGCGCAGCGATCGGCGCTACGACTGGAGCCAAGCGGAGCTGGCCCAGCTGGTCAAGTCCTGGTACGGCGGCGCGGACCTGTCCAAGCTGCACGATCTGACGGCGGCCGACATCGTGGGCGAGATCCCCGCCAAGTTGGCAGCCACACCGGACTGGACGCCTCCGGAGGATGTGCTGGTCATCGTGCCGCACTGCTGGTTTCCCCGGACGGCGGCGGCGGAGAAGGCCGACAAGGACAATATCCCGCTGTTCGGTTGGCAGGATGACGGCTGGCTGGACATGCCAAACGAGCCCAGCATGGATCCCACGGAGCCGGTCAAACAGTTCAAGAGCTGGCAGGCCTCCAGTTTCCGGATCCGGAAGGTTGGCCACGACCGGAAATTTGCCCGGAAGTACTACACGGCCATGAAAAAGGCCGGTTTCTCCGTGGTGGACCAGCCGCAGCTTTACCTGCAGAAAAGCGAGGGCTTCCGTTACATCGAACACAAGGCAAAGATTGGCTGTCTCTACTACTGCCACGCCGAGCCGTTTGAATACTGCGTCTCCAACGTCAGAGCCCAGGAAAAGGTGGACGACGCGGTACAGTATGACAAGATTTCACCCACCAGTCGCATTGACGTATTTGACGCGGCGGTGTTTGCCACGGTGCGGATGCTGATCGACAGCGACAAGCTCAGCGACGCCGCCCGGTGGCTCGGAAAGGAGGAGTGACCCATGGGCCTGTTCAGAAAACGAAACCAGTCCCTGCTCGGGCTGTATCTCAGCGGGTCTGATAGCACACCGCCCAGCGGGTATACCAGACTTTTGGATGCGCCGGAGGTGGTGGCCTGCATTGACAGGATCACGGCGATCATTTCCAGTTCAACGATTTACTTGATGCAGAATACGAAACAGGGCGACAAACGCGTGCGGTTTGGCCTGAGCCGCCTTGTGGATATCGACCCGTGGCCCGGGCACGGTACCCGTCAGACGTGGATGAGCTGGATCGTGTCCACCATGCTGGGGGAGGGCGACGGAAACGCGTTTGTCTATCCCGTGTATCGGGACGGACGGTTTCGGGCCCTGGTTCCTATGCCCGGTGCTACGCCCAGTTCCATGGGCGGTGACGATTATATCGTGCAGTGGCGCGGTGAACGGCTGGATCCTGACGAGGTGCTACACTTCCGGCTCTTCGCCGACCTGGATCATCCGTGGCGCGGGCGAGGCTATCGTGTGCAGGCATCCACTGCGGCGGCGAGCCTCAAGCAGACCGACGAGCTCAAGCGCGCGCTCAGTAGCCCCAAATATAAGCCTCCGCTGATCGTCTCCGTCAACACGGACAGCGATCTGAGCGACGACGAGAAACGGGAGGATCTCCGGAAGAGGTACCTGGAGGACAGCTCTACCGGCAAGCCCTGGATCCTGCCGGCTGATCTTTTCAAGGTTTCCCAGGTTCGCCCCCTGACACTGACTGATCTGGCGGTCAAGGACACCGTGGAGCTGGACAAGAAAACCGTTGCCGCAATCTTCGGCGTACCGCCGTTTCTGCTCGGCCTGGGGGCGTTTAACAAGGACGAGTACAATACCTTTATTCGCACCGTCGTTGTTCCCATCTGTCAGGGTATTGAGCAGGAGTTGACGCTAAAGCTGCTGCTCAGTGACGAGATGTACTTTGTGTTTAACCGGCGCCGCCTATATGCCTATGACATGCAGACCCTGGTCGACATCGATCTGGCCATGTCTGATCGAGGCTATGTCTGCGGCGATGAGGTCCGGGAGGACGCCTTCCGGGATCCGGCGGGGCTGACCGAATTCCGCCCGCTGGAAAACTATATCCCCTACGACAAGGCCGGCGACCAAAAGAAACTGAATCAAAGCAAGGAGGATGAGTGAGATGCCGCCCATGGAATTGCCCGAAAACCTCACCATGCGGACCCGGCGCACGGACTTCAAGACGCGCCAGGATGGCAAGGACCTGATTATCGAGGGCTATTTTATCGTTTTCAACCAGCCCTACTACGCCTATGAGGATATGGAGGAGGTCATTTCTCCTCATGCCCTGGACGGGGCCGACACGAGTGATGTCCGCGCCCTTGTCGATCATCTGTCCCATCTTGTTTTGGGACGCAGCACGGCAAACACGCTGACCTTCAGCGTCGACAATATCGGTGTATTCGGCTCCATCAGGATCAACGCCGCTGACACCGACGCCACAAACCTTTATGCTCGCGTCCAGCGGGGTGACGTCGATCAGGCGAGCTTTGGCTTCGAGGAGGGGACCGTTGCATACACCGAATTGCCCGGCGGGCGGTATCGGCGGGAAATCCAGTCGATCAAGAAGCTATGGGAGCTCAGCGTTTGCACCTTCCCGGCGTACGAGCAGACGTACGTCGGAGCTCGCGGCAGAATGGACGAAGATATCCGGAAATCGGTTGTCCGCGCTGCCAAAGAAAAATTGAAAAGGAGATTCAAACATCATGCTTAGACTTTTGATGCTGCAGCGGCAGCGTACCGCGCTGCAGACCCAGCTGAAACAGCTGCGCACCCGGCGCACCGAGCTGAAGACCCGTGAGACCCAGCTGCAGGAGCAACTGGAGAAGCTGCCCGAGGATGCCTCCATGGATGAGATCAAGTCCCTGCAGGATCAGGTGGACGATCTGACCAGACAGCAGAATGAGGTGGAGGACCAGATCGAGGAGACCAACGCCAACATCGAGAAGGTGGAAAAAAACATCTCTGAGGCTGAGGCCTCCCAGGGCTCCGTGCCCAATGATGATGACGATCCCCGTCAGCCTGCGATGCAGCCCGCAAATGACAGCGGCTCTTTCCGTTGCCGCAGCCGCTGCTTCGCCAGCCGCAGCGCCCGAGATGCCTTCTATGGCCGCTCCGAGGTGCGGGAGTTCCTGGGCCGCGTCCGCTCGATGCTGGGTAATCAGCCGGGCTCCCGCCGCACCGTGAACGGCGCCGATCTCACTATCCCCACCGTTGTCCTGGATATCATCCGCGACAACCTGAACAAGTATTCCAAGCTGCTGCCCTATGTCAGCCTGAAGCCCGTGTCCGGTCGTTCCCGCCAGAACGTGATCGGCGACATTCCCGAGGGCGTCTGGATGGAGATGACCGGTGTCCTGAACGACCTGACCTTCACTGTCAACGACGTGGAGATGGACGGCTTTAAGGTCGGCGGTGTCATCATCATCCCCAATTCCTACCTGGAGGATAGCGACATCAACCTGGGCGAGGAAATCCTCTATATGCTGGGTCAGAGCATCGGCATGGCGCTGGATAAGGCCATCGTTTACGGCAAGGGTGCCGGTCAGAAGATGCCCATCGGTATCATGACGCGCCTCGCTGAGACGACACAGCCCTCCTATTGGGACGCGAATCGTATGCCCTGGATCGACCTTCACTCCAGCCACGTCATCAAGCTTAACCTCCTCTCTGAGGTCGGCACGGACTTCTTCACTCCGTTGCTGGCTGCTCTGGCCAAGGCTAAGCCCAAGAAGGATCAGGGCGAGAAGGTCTGGATCATGAATGAGGCCATGCGCAACACGCTCATGATCAAGGCCCTCGCCTTCAACGCGGCGGCTGCCCTGGTATCCCAGCTGAACGACACAATGCCGGTCGTGGGCGGGAAGATCATCACGCTGGACTTCATGCCGGACAACAACATCGTTGGCGGTTATCTTGCCCGGTACCTGCTGGCGGAACGCCAGGGCAGCGAGTTCGGTTACTCCGATCTGCCCATGTTCATTCAGGACAAGACGGTGTTCAAGGGCACTGCCCGTTACGACGGTCAGCCCATCTTCGGCGAATCCTTCGTCGCTGTGAGCGTCGACAACACCAATGTTGTCACCGCCATGGACTTCGTATCTGACTACGCCAATCAGCCCATGAACGCCCTCATCGTTACGGCTGCTGCCGGCTCCGCCAATGGCAAGACGGTCCTCACCGTCGCCGGTGCCGTGTCCGGCAGCCCCACCCTGAAGTACAAGGCTGGCCATCTGCCCGTCGGCATCAACGTGGGTGATAAGGTGACCGACTTCGAGGCTCTGACCTCCGGTACTACTGCAATCACTGCCGTGGCCGGTACGCCCATCACCGTGGTAGAGCTGGACAAGGCTGGCCGCGTGATCTCCCTGGGCTACGTGACCAGCGTCCCCAAGGCGTCCTAAATGCTTGCCGACAGCGTTTCATGCTGTTTTCCTCCTATGAGCCGGGGGCGGGAGACCGTCCCCGGCGGCAAACTACCAAGCGAGGTGATAACCAATGGCGGAGCCCATCCTGAAGCGGCTCAAGCAGAGCCTACCGTTGACTTCCACCGCCTATGACGACCTGCTGAACGGCTTGATTAAGCGGGCTACCACGGCCCTGCAAATGGCAAATACGGGCATCAATGCCAAAACGCTGACAGCGGACGATGAAGAACTGATCATCATGTATGCGGCGTGGCTCTGGCGCACCAATAAGCAGCCGGATCTCCAAATGCCGCCTGCGCTGCGCCTGGCCATCAATGACCGGAAAGTCTATGTCTCCACAGGAGGTGGCTCCGGCAATGGATGATGAAATCTACCTTGTGCCCAATTCGGGCACACAGAACAGTTTCGGCGCCTTTGTCACCGACAGGGCTGCTCGACCGCGCCGAGTTCTCTGCACTGTCAGCGGGATCATCCGTTCCGAGTGGGCCGCAGCCGGACAACTTGGCCATAAGCCCAGCCTGGTGGCCACCGTGCCGGTGATCGACTACCAGGGCGAGCAGGAGGCAATCTTCCACGAGAACAGGTACAGCATCTATCGTACCCATCCGACGAAGGACGGATGGGACGTTGAGTTGTATCTGGAGGCCAGAACGGGGGTGACCTATGAGCATCAAACTGGATGATTTGGCCGCGGAGATCCAGTCCGCCATGTACGACTTCCGTGACAACACTCTGGATGTTATGGATCACGCTGTAAGCCGGGTGGCAAAAGAGACCGTCCAGGATATCAAGAAGAACATTGAAAGCGCAGGAATCGGCGGTACGGAGTACCGAAAGTCCTGGGCACAGAAAAAGGATCCCGACGTACGCGGAAAATGGGCCTCCGGCCGTGTCGTGTATTCAAAACTTCCCGGCTTGCCTCATTTGCTGGAACATGGCCATGCCAAAGTGAACGGCGGCAGGGTGGAAAGCCGTCCACATATCGCCCCGGCGGAGGAACGGGCCGCCAAAAATTTAGAGGCCTATATCAAGGCTGGAATTGAAGGCGGTGAGTAAATGGATCTCGATACTCTGTATACGACCCTGAATGCCTCTGGACTGCCGGTGACATACCGTGCGTGGGATCCGCCTGATCATCCGGCCCCGCCACTGCCCTGGATCTGCTATCTGCAGACCACAAACCGACCCTTTGCCGCCGATGGCGTGGCCTACTACAGCGGCCAGCAATACCGTGTGGAGCTCTACACCGCCGAAAAGGACCCCGTGAGCGAGCAGGCGGTGGAAGCCGCACTGACCGCCGCGGGGATCTTTTATACGAAGGAAGAAACCTATCTCGACAGCGAGAGCTGCTACGAGATCATCTATGAAATCGAGGTGTAACTATGTCCGATAAAGAAAACAAGGTCCAGTTTAACCTGAAGAACGTCCACTATGCGCTCCTGACGGAGACTGTGACCGCCACGGGTACAACCTATGCGTTTGGTACGCCCGTGCGTGTTCCCGGCGCCGTGAACCTGAATCTGGAGCAGCAGGGCAGCATCCAGAAGTTCTATGCCGACGGCATCGTCTATTACAAAGCTGCCCAGAACAACGGCTATGAGGGTGACCTGGAGATGGCCCGCTTCATCGACAAGATGATGCAGGAGATCTGGGGCGCCAAGCTGGGTGCGACCTCCAAGGTTCTGACGGAGTACAACAATGTGGAGCCGAAGGCCTTTGCGCTCCTGTTCCAGATCGACGGTGACGAGGACAACGACCTCTACGTGCTCTATAACTGCGTCGGTACCCGTCCCGCCATCAGCTCCAAGACCAACGAGGAGACCAAGGAGCCGGTGACGCAGTCCAGCACCATCTCTGCCACGGCGCTGGAGGACGGCCGCGTCATGGCCCGCACGACTGCAGAGACGCCCGACAGCATCAAGAACGCTTGGTTTACCAAGGTGTTTGAAGAGTCCGACGCCGCCTAAGGGAGGGAAAACACATGGTACGCGAATTTACCATTGCCGGCAAGAACGTGAGAATGAGGGCTTCGGCCCTCATCCCGCGCATTTACCGCCACACCTTCGGCCGTGATATGGTTGCAGATATGCGTCAGCTGCAGAAAGCATATAAGCGGTCTCAGGATGCCAAGAAGAATGGCGCCAGTGAGGACGAGATTCAGGAGGCCACTCTCAGCGTGATCGATCTGGAGATCTTTGAAAACGTAGCCTGGACCATGATGAAGCACGGTGCCGAGTTCCGGGACGTGGTCACCGGACAGGACGATGACGGCAACGACATCATCGAGCGCATTCTGATGAGCGGCGACATGCGGGTAGGCCACAGCCCCGATGAGTGGCTGGACAGCCTGGACGGCGTGTTCTCTGTGTATGAGGTCATGCCGGTAATCCTGGAGCTGTGGGGCGCCAACCAGAAGACCACATCTGTCCCGGCAAAAAAGTAAGACCGACAACCCGTGAGCCCAACGGGGCGCAGTTCATGCTGCGCTGCGCCCAGCTGGGGTTGTCGGACGAGGCTCTGGGCGATATGACCATGGGGATGGTCTATGATCTGATGACTGAGAAGGCCAATGATCTGGAGAAATACCCCTACAAGGCCACTCAGGACGATATCAACGCATTTTTCCCGAAGTGAGGTGAGAATCCATGTCAGGCAAAAAAATCCGCGGTATCACCGTGGAAATCGGCGGTGACGTATCCGGCCTGAATAAGGCGCTGGAAACCGTCAATAAAAAGTCGAGAGATACCCAGGCGCAGCTGAAGGATGTTCAGAAGCTGCTGAAGCTGGATCCCACCAACACAGAGCTTTTGCGGCAAAAGCAGCAGCTCCTGACCCAGGCTGTCTCCGACACGAAGGAGAAACTGGATGTCCTCCGGAAGACCGAGCAGCAGCTGAAGGACAGCGGGGTAGAGGAAAACAGCGCTCAGTTCATGGCCGTGCGCCGGGAGATCAACTCCACGACCCGGGAGATGGAGGAGTTGGAGAAGGCTGCAAAATCCGCCAATGCCACAATGGAACACATTGGAGCTGTGGCGGATCAAGTCGCTGCCGGCGCCCAAAAGTTGGCTGGTAAAACACGAGGTCTTTCGACTGCGGCCCAGGCGGGCCTTGCTGGGATTGCTGGTCTGGGCTATAAGGCTATTACTTCTGCCGACGACCTTAATACACTCTCAAAGCAAAGCGGAATCTCGACAAGAGACCTGCAAAAACTCCAATACGCTGCAGATCTGATCGACGTGGATCCCGATAATGTCATCGTGGGCCTCACGAAGATGAAGAAAAACATGACCTCCACGTCTAAGGACACGGTGGCTGCTTGGGATCGAATCGGTGTGTCAACCAGGGATGCCAACGACGAGCTTCGAAATAGTACTGATGTCTTTTATGAGACTCTGGAGGGGCTTTCCAAAATCTCCAATGAGACCGAGCGTGACGCCTTGGCTATGCAGCTCTTTGGCAAGTCGGCTGATCAGTTGGCTGGAATCGTTGATGATGGTGGCAAGGCTTTCCGCGAATTGGGTGATCAGGCAGAGGAACTGGGGTATGTTCTCGACCAGGAAACTCTGGACAGTCTCAACAGCGTAAACGATAAGATCGATGAACTAAAAATGAAAGCCAGCGGCGACCTTGCTGCCGGGGGCGCAAAGGCGATTGAAGCGTTTATGCCCGAAATCGAAAAAGTCATCGGGTTTGTGGGAGATCTTTTGACAAAGCTCGGGGAACTCTCTCCGGAACAGATCCGGATCATTACGCTGATCTTCGCTATTGTGGCTGCCATTTCCCCGGTGGCAGGACTTATTTCCAATGTGGCCGGAAGCGTCAGCACAGTCACAGATCTGCTTACCAAGTTGGGGCCGTCTATCAGTACCGTCGCAGGCTTTTTGGGCAACATGTTCGGAAAGATCTGGGCGTTTGTGGCGGCAAATCCCATTGTTCTGATTGCTGCAGCCGTCATCGCCTTGGTGGCGCTGATTGCCACGCAGGGTGACAAGATCCAGGCGATCCTGCAGAAGGTCGACGATTTCATGCAGGGCATCTTTGCGACGGACTTCACGAAGATCTTCGGCCCGGTGCTAGGCAGTGCGCTGAATGCGTTCTTTGCCAACGTCAAAAACGTGTGGGACAGTGTCATGAAAGTTTTCAACGGTATCATTGACTTCATTCGCGGCGTATTCACCGGCGACTGGTCCCGGGCCTGGAACGGCATCAAGAGCATCTTCTCCGGCATCTTCTCCGGCCTGACGGCCATCGCAAAGGCGCCTCTGAATGCCATTATCGGTCTACTGAACGGCCTCATTGGCGGCGCCAACAGTCTGATCGGCAAGCTCAACTCCATCAGCATCACGCCGCCCAAGTGGGTGACGTCGCTGACTGGCATCGGTTCCTTCGGCTTCAACCTGGCATACCTCGGCTCGATCCCGTACCTGGCCAACGGAGGCATTCTCTCCCGCGGCTCCGCCGTGGTAGGCGAAGCTGGTCCGGAGCTGCTGACCATGTCCGGAGGGGGAGCAGTAGTGCAGCCGCTGACCAACAATACGACACACCATAGGAGCACGTATTTGGGCGGTATGACGGTCAATGTGTATGCGTCACCGGGGCAGGACGAAGATGAGATTGCCGAGAAAGTGCTTGAGAAGGCGCAGCAGAAGTATGAGGAGGAGGCGGTTGCACTTGCATGATTTTTATTTGGATGGCGTCTCCTGCCGGCGATATGGGATCTCCGTCTCTGGCGAGGATACCTTCAACGGCCCGGAGCGTGACGTGGAATCGCTGGAGATCCCCGGTCGCAACGGAGATCTGACCCTCGATAACAAGCGGTTCAAGAATATTCCCATCCCGTACCCGGCCATTGTGCTGGGCAACTTCAAACGGAATGCAGCCGCAGCCCGGGCATGGCTCCTGTCCGTCCCTGGATACCGCCGCCTGGAGGACAACTACCATCCCGACGAGTTCCGTCTGGCGAAGTATAAGGAGGGGCTGGAGTTTAAGCCCTGGGCGAACAACCATTCTGGAGAGGTTACAATCACCTTTGACTGTGCGCCTCAGCGCTTCCTCAAAAGCGGGGAGGATCCCGTCGAGTTTACCGAGCCCGGTGTGCTGATCAATCCTACGCTGTTCACGGCGCTGCCTCTGATCACCCTTACCGGTGACGGCGCTGGCGAGCTGATTGTCAACGGTCACATTATCCAGATTTCCGACGTGGGCGGCAGCGTGACGCTCAATCGGGAGATCCGGAGGGCCTACGCCGGTACGACCAGGCGAGATTACACCATGACCGGCCACTTTGATTGGCTGGATCTGGTGCCGGGAGAAAACACAATTTCCTTTAACGGCGGCATCAACGCCGTCAGTATCATCCCAAGGTGGTGGACCGTATGATCCCTATTCTTATTTCCGATAAGTTCGACCTGCTGCGTCTGAAGGACAGCAATGGTAAGGCCATGTTCGACAGCGAGGGCCGCGCCCTGTATGTTCCGGACACCAATCCCACCATCCCGGAGCACAACGGCCTGGGTGAGATGGGCGACGCCATCAGCTGCATTGTCAAGAGCACCATCAACGCCCCGGACGAGCTGACCATGACTTATTCCGTCACTGGCAGCCTGTATAAGGACATCAAAGAGCGCTGCGTGATCATGGCCAAGCCAGATCAGACGCGTGGCCCTCAGCCTTTCCGCATTTACCGCATCACCAAAGCCATCAAGGGACGTATCACCATCTATGCCCGCCATCTGGCCCATGACGGGCTTTCCGGCATCCCGGTGGCTCCTTTTACCGCATCGGACATCCAGGGCGCTATGGCCGGTCTAAAGGCCAACGCGATGGTCAACTGTCCCTTCAAGTTGACCACCACCCGCACCACGGCGGCGAAGTTCTCTGTAAAGGTCCCCACCGACATCTGGTCGCTCCTCGGCGGCCAGCAGGGAAGCCTCCTGGACGTTTATGGCGGCGAGTACAGCTTCGACGGCTACAACGTCACCCTGGGGAGTCGTATTGGCCAGGACAACGGTGTAACCGTCAGATACGGCGTCAACATGGTGGATCTGGAACAGGACAAAAATATCGCCAACTGCTATACCGGCGTGGTGGCCTACTGGCGCAACGAGGATGATGAGATCCACAGCCCGGTGATGTATGCCGGCGGCACCTATGGTTATGTGCGGATTCTCCCTGTGGATATGTCCACCAAGTGGGAGAGCAAGCCCACCGTGGAGCAGTTGAAGGCAGCGGCGGTCAAGTACATCAAGGACAATGAGATCGGCGTTCCCAATGTGTCCTGGAAGGTCAAGATGGTAGACCTGGCCGACACGGAGGAGTACAAGAATATCGCGCTTCTTGAACGTGTCAGCCTGGGTGATACCGTTGGCGTGGAGTTCGAGCAGCTGGGCGTGGATGCGACGTCCCGCGTCAGATCTATCGAGTGGGACGTGCTGAAAGAGCGGTATCAGACCATTACCCTCGGCAGCGTCAAGGCCAACATCGCCAGCACCATCGCCGCACAGGCCCGTGAGCTGGCCCAGACACCTACGCGATCGGAGACAATAAACATCGCCACGGGCCTTGCTGCTGTCGCTATGGGGCTCAAGGGTGGCGCCGCTCGTCTGCTGGATACCAATGACGACGGATATCCCGACGAGTTCTACGTTGGTGACAACGAGGATCCCGCACTTGCCCGATACGTTGCTCGCTGGAACTATCTCGGCCTGGCGGTATCTGACAACGGCTACAACGGCCCCTTCAAAATGGGCTGGACGCCGGAGGGCGGCTTCATGGCCTGGATGATCACGGCAGCAAAACTGATTGCCGGCACTATCCAGAGCGCAGACGGTAAATCATTCTACCTCAATCTGGACACCGGCGAGCTGCGATGCGGCGGGACGATCAGTGTCGGCGGGCAAAACAACACATTTGGACGGCTGGATTTGTATAACAGCTCTGGGAATCTTGTCGGAACCGTTGGAAACAACGGGGTTGTACAAGAGTTCACCAGTGCGTCTGGAACGGCGTATAAAAGCGTATTGGTCGCGCCTTCTATTACTTTCTTTAAAAACGGCGTAGCGTTGGGGTCGTTTTCTGGAAATCTCCTCACAATGACAGACCCAAGCGCCACAGGTGCTGATAGTCAATCTATTGCCATTAACGGAAATGATGGGCGCATTCGTTGCCGAAAACTCGTTGTTGACGGATCCATAATTCTCAACGGACGCGAGATCACATAAGGAGGGTACCATGGACGAAAAAACCTACGTCCTCGCTTATCCCGGCGAGGATATCGATGCCGCTATGAACCAGGTCGAGGACACCGGGGATCACGTGCAAGTTTGCCTTGTTGCCTCGCCAAACTCCTGGAACTACAAGAAATACGCCAGCGGCGATGCGATCCTGTGGGGGCGCTTTACGGTAACGCCCGGTGAATCCAATGCCAGCGGTAGCCAGTTTTACAGCAACATTATCACAATCCCCACGCCATTCGGCGTAGCAAATGCGTCGGTCGTCGGAAGCTGTGATAACCTGTGTGATGTTGTAAACACAGCTAACAGTTACGCCAGCAAGACGGTGTCGTTCCGCCTCAAGCGCCCGGTTGCGATCGACACGAATACTCCGATCACCGTGCAGTTGCAGGTGTTTGGCGTTTGGCGCCCCTGAAAAGGAGAGATGAAAAATGATCGAGAAAAAGGTTAATCTGCGGCTGGATGAATGCGCCTTCCCGGAGCGAATCCGCGTCAGTCAGTTTGATACCATGTGGCAGTTCGTGTTCGGCATTCTCTATAAGTCCCGGCCGTGGCAGATCCCGACAGGAGCAACGGCTGTTCTCAATGGCCGCAAGCCGGACGGCAACGTGTTCGCCTTCTCCGGCACTATAGAAGACAACAAGGTGACCGTGGACTGCGACGTGCAGATGACCGCCGTGGCCGGGCAGACCGTGTGCGAGCTGAGCATCCTGTCTGATGGCAAGGTTGTCGGAACAGCCAACTTTGTGCTTGATGTGGAGACTGCTCCGAAGTCGCCCGATGATGTGTCCAGCGAAACCACGCTGCCCGCCTATGCGGAGATTCTTGATGCGGCATCACGCGTTCCACCCAACACTACAAATTGGGTACTCTACGATGAAACTCTGCCGGACGAAACAGCAGAGCCGGTAGCTGTCGTTGACACGAACGGAACGACTTGGTATTTGGGCGTTGACACCAACGGGGTGCCTTTTGTTGGCAACACAAACAACGAAGTCGTGTGGGTTCCAACAGAATCTGAATACGCAAATGGAGATGAGGTGAGATACTAATGCCTCTTGACAATGCCTATGTAATCAGTACATCAAAGCTGACAGCTATCGGAGACGCTATCCGAGGAAAGATTGGATCGAGTTCAAGCATGACGCTTGACGAGATGGCAACAGAAATTGCAAACATTAGCGGAGGCGGAAGTGCCATAGAAAGCGGTACGTTTACGGGAAACGGCTCCAAGACCATTTCTATTACAATGCAGAATAATCCGTCTCATGTTATGATTTATTCTCCTTTTGCCGATTTTGGGACAAAAAACGCCTGGAATACAGCCATTGTCATTTATAATGTCGGAGAATCATATTACGCTTTGTCTTTTTACGGATCGAGTAACATGAATCCGAACAGAAAGGACGAATCAAATATTTCTTACGCAAATGGCACTTGGATGCTAACCGGCTTGCAATATGCAACCAGGAGTGGCAAAACGTATTATTGGTTTGCGTGGTAGTTAGGGGTGATAAAATATGAGGCTTACAGATAAAGACGGAAATGTTCTGCCTAATCAGAAGTGGTATTCCGCGACAGATGCACAAGTGCAGGTTGCGATTGATGAGCGCATCAAGGACGGCACTCTGGTGGTTGGCGATGTGATTCCGAAAGAAAACATTTCTTTTGAGACAGAAACGACGAATGTCGATCTTATTGCAAACGGCGAGTGGACTGACGGAATTTTTGTGGGGACGGACGGAGAAGGTGTCAGTAACGATGCATATACGCTGTCGGATTATTATCCGACGGATGACCAGACTCCGCTAACGATACTCTGCAAAAAAACGAACTATAGCGTTTTCATCTGCTACTACGCGAGTGACAAAAGCTGGCTTGGCAAAAAAAACAGCGGATACACAACGGCAAACGAACCCCTTCTGGTTCAGCCACTTGAAAACACAGCCTTCGTCCGAGTCAATATGGCTGTCGGATATAGAAATGGCGGAAACATTGCCGCGTCTCTTCCTATCACGGTGAAAACCTACGACTGGCGGGACACGGCTGACAGCCGCATGAACCAGCTCGCAGTCCGAGCCGACATCTACTCTCAGATCGGCGAGCTTCGTGGGCTTTTGTGGAACTACACCAAATGGAACGGCAAAAAGCTGGTGGTGGACGGCAACAGCCTTGTACACGTTGCTGGCTGGGGCGAGAGCCTTGCCAGTTTTTTGGGGATGCAGTGTACGAACCTTGGCCGTAGTGGTCAGGGTCTTGTGTTCGGCACAAACAATGCACAGGGGCAAGCGGTCTATCCCAATGTATGGACTGCGGAAACCATCGTCCAAAGAGTGGCCAATGACTACCCGGAGCAGGCCGATCTGATTATGCTACAAGGCGATAGCAACGGTAGCCAGCCGAGCGGGAGCGTGACCGACCAGATGGACGGCGATAATCCGAAAACAACGTGGTATGCGAAGATCAACTATCTCATCCGTTGTCTGAAAGCCAAATACCCGAACGCCATCATTGTGATCATGCCAGATCAGGTGCGCTACGATGGTGCAGTTAAGGCGCACGAGTTGGAACTCAATCACATATCGTTGACCACCATGCGAGAGATCGCAGAATATAACCGCATTGCCTTTTACGACTTTGAACACGCAACGCCATTTAACCCCCTGCACGGCGAAAAAAACTGGTACAGTCTAAAAGGACAGAAGCCCACAATGAATCAAGACTATGTTCACGCAAGCGGGACAGGTGGTCAAACGGTTTACGGTGTCGCAAAGGGAAAAGCGTTGGCGGGATTTGTATCACAGTTAATCTTTGATCCCAATGCCCCCAATAATGCGGCGGAAGATTGGACAAGTCTTATTTAGGGAGTGATACCTTGAAAAAGTTTGGAATTGACATTTCGGCTTACAGGGAATGAGAAAGGAAGATACACAAATGAAAACTGAAACCACAACCATCTCCGCCGTCATTGCGGCGGCCCTGGGCGCTCTGCTCAGCTACTGCGTCCAACTGCTTATCCCGCTGATCGTGCTGATCCTGGTCATGCTGCTGGACTACGCCACCGGCATGACAAAAGCATGGATCCGGGGCGAACTGTGCAGCCGGATTGGCGTCAGGGGAATCCTGAAGAAACTGGGCTATATCGTCACCGTAGCCGTGGCCGGCGTCATGGACTGGCTGATCAGCTACGGTCTCAAGAGCGTGGGGATCGATTATAAGCTGCCGTTTCTCTTTGCGGCCATTGTCATGATCTGGCTCATCATCAACGAGCTTATCAGCATTCTCGAAAACGTGGCGGCCATCGGCGGCCCGACGCCGCCCTTTGTCACCAAACTGCTGAGCAAATTGAAGAACACCGTGGAGGACAAGGCCGGTGCCGCAGCCGGCGACAGGGAGGAGGTGCCCGACGATGACTGAGAATCAGATCAGGCAGAGAGTTGTTGACGTGATGCGGGGCTGGGTTGGTGCTACCATGGGCAGCGCCAAGCACCGGGATATCGTGAACACCTACAACAGCCACAAGCCCCTGGCCCGTGGTTACGCCATCAAACCCACGGACGCCTACTGCGCCGCCACCGTCTCCGCCGCCTGGATCAAGGCCGGCGTGGTGCAGATCGCCGTCACGGAAGTCTCCGCTCCCAAGATCGTGGAGCTGGCCAAGGCCAAGGGCATCTGGGTGGAGAACGACGCCTATCGCCCTCAGCCCGGTGATGCCATCGCTTACGACTGGGATGACAGCGGCTACGGCGACAACACCGGCTACGCTGACCACGTGGGCATCGTGGAGGCCGTCAGCGGCAACACCATCACCGTCATCGAGGGCAACATGGGATCTGCCGGCGTCGTGGGCCGTCGTTCTGTGGCCGTCAATGGCCGCTACATCCGGGGCTACATCACCCCCAAGTACAAGAGTTTGGCCACCGAGGAGACCCCGGTGACCGCGCAGGAAGGAGTATGCAATGTGAATCTTCCCATTCTGAGAGAGGGTAGCCGCGGCGGCTACGTCAAGTCGCTGCAGATCCTGCTCAACGCCTATTACGGCTGCCACCTGAGCGTTGACGGCATCTTCGGCCCGGCCACCAAGGCGGCCGTCATGGGCTTCCAGGGCAAAGAGGGCCTGGTCAAGGACGGCATCGTGGGCCCGAAATCCTGGGTCGCGCTGCTGCGTTGA